GTTCTAGTTATGGTAGTCCTGCAACAACACAAAGTTTAGTTCCTGGCAATAATGCTGAAGGAAATGTGTTTGTAGGACCCACAGATTCAAGCGGTAAGTATTTTAATTATAATCAGAGTACTTTAACGTTTGAAAAATATTTTCCAACTGGTGCTAATGATACCGTTGGTGTTTTATCTATTCCTTCAAGATTATACGGAAATTACATCCAACCAGGTTCATTTGTATGGTCAGGAGTAAGTGGTTCAATATATGATGATGGGCAGGGAAATTTAATACTTTCAAGTTCATCAGAAATTTGTGGACAAATATTTTATCCTCATGGAATCGCAGTAATTACAAGTGATTCAAACCCTGGAGCTGATGGATACGGAGTAGCCCAATATGGTTCAGCACTTTATGGAGTTGGTGATGCTTCAGTTATAGATGGGTTTGTTAATTCACCTAATGTAACTTGTTCATTTTCCTCTTCTCTTACCATTTATGAAACTCAATATAAATGTACTATTCGTGAAAATGAATTTACATTAACCCAAAACCCCTCAGCACTCTCGGGTTCAGATGGAACAATGTATGGGTTTGTAACAGCATCTTATTTTAGTCCTTATGTTACAACTGTTGGACTTTATGATGATGAACAAAATTTATTAGCAATAGGAAAATTATCCCAACCACTCCCAACATCACCTACAACAGACACTACAATACTTATTAATATAGATAGATAATTATGGCAACTTTAGATCCCGGAAATATTGTAAATGGTAATATAATTGAACCAAGCGATTTATTACAATTATATCAAGCATTTGGTACTGGTTCTGGAACTAGTATTACTGGTTTAGCTATGACTGGTAGTTTATATGGTACTGGTTCTTGGGCAATATCTTCATCTAAAGCAATAAGTTCATCTTATGCTTTAAGTAGTTCATATGCTTTAAGTAGTTCATATGCTTTAAGTTCATCATATGCTGTTACCGCTTCATATGCGGCTAATGGAGGAACAACAAATCAATTAATCCAACAAGGATACAGTAACATTGGAACAGGACCCGTTGAAGCTACTTTTAAATTTTATGCTGGTAAAGTAAGAACAATTTCAAATGCAGCATCAACAGCAAACTTTTCAGGACTAGCAGGTAAAACTTTAGGTACAAATGTTTGGGTAACAGCAACACTTCAGGGAACCGCAGCATCTTTTACAGGTGCCGTAATAACAGTAAAATCTCTTTCAGTAAATGGTGCAATAGAATTTGAATCTATAGGTGTGGCTGATGGTACCGATATTCATTATCATGTAATTTATGTTCCTAGTTAATATTTAAAAATTTTATGAAAAATTGGTTATACGAAGGTAAAGAGATTACCTCAATAGAAGAATTACCTCAAGATAGTTTTGGTTTTATATATGTGACTACTCATATTCCGAGCAATCGTGCATATATTGGAAAAAAAGCATTATATCACAATATAAAGCGCAAATTAACCAAAAAAGAATTAGCAGAACAAACCGGACCTGGTCGCAAACCTACCTCAAAAGTAGTTTCAAAAGAAAGCGATTGGAAAACATATTTTGGTTCTGCTAAACCTGTTCAAGCACTCCTTAAAGAAGGTAAACAAGACGAATTTAAACGAGAAATTCTTAAAGTAGTTGATAATAAAAAATTATTAACTTATTACGAATGTAAATATCTTTTTATGATGGGAGTTTTAGAATATCCCGAAACTTATTTTAACGATAATATTTTAGGAAAATTTTTTACACGTGATTTTGGAGTAGCAAATAAAGATTAGTACATTATCGCTATGATAAATCAATCTTTAGTTGCACTGACTAATTCTGTGCTTGGTTTTGGTAAACAAACGGCTAGAGGTAACTATGCTTACCATTGTCCGTTATGTAAACACCATAAACCAAAATTAGAGGTTAATATGTCTGAAAATCCTAAAGGTGAAAATCCTTGGCACTGTTGGGTTTGTGATAAAAAAGGTAAAAAACTTTATCAATTATTTAAAGCAGTAGAAGTACCACCTGAAACGATGGCTGAATTAAAAGCTATTGTAAAATATGTTGGACCTGAAACAGATGTTCAAGTAGAAACTAAAGTTACTCTCCCTAAAGAATTCAAACCCCTCACCAATATCCAGAAATCTAATATTATGGGAAGACATGCTCTTGCCTATATTAAATCTAGAGGTATTACCGAAGAAGATATTTTAAAGTATGGTATTGGGTATTGTGAAACAGGAAGATACGCTAACATGGTTATTATTCCCTCATTTGATGAACGAGGAAATATAAACTATTTTACAGGTCGCTCATTTGAAAAAGAACCCTCAGTAAAATATAGAAATCCATCAGTATCTCGTGATATCATACCATTTGAGTTGTTTATAAATTGGGAATTACCGCTTATATTGTGTGAAGGACCATTTGACGCCATCTCCATTAAAAGAAATGTTATACCGCTACTAGGCAAAAATATACAAACAAAATTGATGAAGAAGATAGTAATGTCTTCGGTTGAAAAAATTTATATTGCACTTGATAAAGATGCTCAAAAACAAGCTTTAGATTTCTGTGAAAAATTAATGCAGGAAGGAAAAGAAGTATATCTAGTTGATATGCAAGATAAAGACCCAAGTGAAATGGGATTTAATAATTTTACAAAACTTATACAAGAAACCTACCCCCTAACCTTCTCAGGTTTACTTGAGAAAAAATTATTCTTATGAAAAAAAGAAATGTAAAAGTAGTCAACAATCGTATTCTTGAAATCTCAGAAGATGCAAAACAAATCACTCTTCCAGATTCTAGATATTACAGACGAAATGGAGAATATTATCCATCAATTACCCACGTTTTAGGTTCTTACCCAAAAGGTAAACACTTTGAAGAATGGCTTAAAAATATGGGTCGATCAGCAGACTACATTGTAAAAAAAGCAGCTGAAGATGGAACCAAAGTACATGAAATGATTGAGGAATATTTAGAAGGTAAAGAAATGAACTTTTTAAATCAATTTGGTAATCCTCAATATGACCCAAATATTTGGCAAATGTTTTTACGTTTTGTTGATTTTTGGGAAACACATAAACCTGAATTAATTGACCAAGAAATTCATCTTTACTCAGATGAACTTAAAGTAGCAGGTACTACAGATTTGGTTTGTAGAATTAATAATGAACTTTGGATTATTGACCATAAAACCTCTAATCACATTCAAACTACTTACGAATTACAAGCAGCAGTTTATGCTCATTGTTATGAAGAATGTTTTGGAGTTAAACCTGATAAAACAGGTATTTTATGGTTAAAATCTTCCAAACGTAAAGGTTCAAAAGATAAAATGCAAGGTAAAGGATGGGAAATGATTTTACCATCTCGCACACAAGAAGAAAATATTGAAATCTTTAAAACAGTAAAACGTTTATTTGATTTAGAAAATCCAAACGAAGCTCCTGTATTTACTGAATTTAAAACTCAAGTTAAAAGAAAAGATTAAAAAATATCTTGTAAAATGGTTGGAGGGGCGAAAGCCCCTTCGTACATTTACAATATAATAAAGGTTATGCAATTTAATACAAAAGAACAAGTCGTTGAAGCTTTAGTAAACGAGTTCAAAGAACAAAAATCATCATTTTATAATACTAACACGAATAAACAACGTGAAAAGTTTTGGACATTTAATCGTACTTTTAACTATTATCTAAAAAAGAAAAATAATGGCTGATTACGAGTACATGTATATGGGACGCCATAAAGTTACTGTGCGTCATAAACTCCATAATAATTTAAATAAATTAATAGGACGTACTTTTCGTACCTGTTTATTACCTACTTATTTAGGTAAACTTATTTACATTCAAGATGATAAATGCTATTTCGAAGTCCTTCCCAACCCAGAATGGACTAAATATAATGGTTGTGCTGGAAAAGTAGAATATATCAATGCTGATCACGTAATTACTATGCCTTTTGTTGAGGAATAAAAGACGTAATATTTATATTCAAAACGCGCGTTAATGATTTCTTTAGTACAAATTTTAAAGGAGATTGAATCCTCCCCTAAAGCTATTATACTTGCTGGTGCCCCAGGCGCGGGAAAATCATCGATTGTTGATGACTTAATATCTAGTACAGGTGTTAAAACTTTAAATATTGATGACCATTTTATAAAAAATCTTAAAGATTTAGAAGTTTCACTTGATTTAAAAAAAGCAGGTCCTGAAGATAGAAGTAAAGCAGCCATTGCTATGCAAAAAGCCCAAAAAACCTACCAGGATGAACTTAATCAGGAAATTCAACAAAATAATCATATTATAATTGACGGTACAGCCGCATCATATAAGAAAACAGAGGAACTTAAAAATACTCTTGAAAATGCAGGTTATGATGTTTTAATGGTTTATGTCTATTCTTCATTAGAGAAATCATTACGCAAAAACGAAGATAGATTTGAACGTTCAAAAGGTGAAGACCGTAGTTTAATGCCCGGTATTGTAGTACAAACATGGGCAAACGTAACTAAAAACTTTATTCCGTATCTTAATTTATTTGGAGGAAATTTTGTAGCAACTACAGTAGATAAAAATCTAGTAGATGCTAAAAATTTAGATGATATTATTAAAACATATCTTATCCCCTTTGAACCTAAAGATACAAAACCTAAAACACCTGCTCAACAACGCTCAGCAGAAAAACAATTACAAAAAACAAATGATGACATTAAAAAATTAATGTCTAAAGAACAGGTAGAACAACATTTACAACATATTGTTTCACCTGAAGAAGCTCAATCAAAAATAACTCAATTCTTACAAAAATGAAATTAACTGATCTATTAAACGAAGTAGAAAAAAACGAGGTTAAAAAACCTATTGAAGAAGCACCATCTGTAGTAGATGAAATTGGTAAATTCTTTGTAGTTAAAAAACCTGGTAAAGGCATGACTAAAGAAGATATGGTATGTGAAGTTACCGTATTTGATGAAATTAAAATAGATGAAACTAAAGGTGTTTATAAAAACAGATCTGAAGCAAATCGCCATGCTACCGAAGCTTTAAAAGAATACGAAATGCAACTCAAAGAAATGGAAGATGCTATGGAAGCTTTCCGTTCAGCTAAAAAAGATATTGAAGAAAAAAAAGAAGCTGCTAAAGAAAAAATTCAAAAACTTAAACAATAATGGATTTACTTACCAAAGTCTTACTAGAAGACCTTTTGGAAGTTGAAAACAAAAAGGTCACCGCTATTTATGGTGGTGGATTCAAACCACCTACCAAAGGACATTACAATGTTGTCGAAAAAGCAGCTGAACAAAACCCTGAAATTGATGATATTATTATCTATGTGGGGGGCGGTGAGCGTGATGGTATTACTCAAGGTGAATCTATCCAAATTTGGGAGATTTATAAAAAATACCTTCCTTTAAAAACTACTATAGAACCCGTAAAAGCACCTATTGGTGATATTTTACGTTATGCTAAAGAACATCCGGATGAGGAAGTACTTTGGATTATAGGTGCTCGTGAAAATAATCCTGAGGATTTTGCTGATATTGCTTCCAGAACCAGAACAATAGATAAATATCCAAATTTACAATTGCGTGTTATTCAAACAAGCGGTGGTGTGAGTGGAACCGCAGCTCGTAAAGCTGTTAGAGATAATAACAAAGAACAATTTTTCCACCTAATCCCAGATATTGAAGAAAAAGAACAAGTATGGGATATTGTTTCTCCTGTTGTTAAGGAAGGTAGAAAAAAGAAACCTGATCCAAAAAAAGGAACAGGTAAAAAACCTGAAGGATCAGGTCGTAGATTATACACAGATGAAGATCCTAAAGATACAGTTCGTATTAAATTTAAAACTAAAGAAGATATAGTTGATACTTTAAATAAAAAACAATTTAAAGCTAAATCACATGCTCGCCAATCTCAAGTAATTAATTTAATCCACCAACGAGTAAGAGCTGCTTATGGTAAAGCAAAAGATCCTGAAGTAAAATCAAGATTAAAACGTGCTTTAGATTATATTGAATCTCGTAAAGAGGCATCTAAAAAGAAAACAGAACGTTTACGTAAAATGAAAGAAGCATCTGATCCACAAGCTGGAACAGCTTTACCTTATGGTTCAGGATTTGCTCCTTTAGAAGAAGGTTGGAATTTACAAGATGCCTTCGTATCTTTATCAAAGTTCATGATTGACAATGGAATGAGTATTCAACCATTACCTAAAATCAAGATTATAAGTAACGATGAAGAAAATGCATCAAATCTTTTAGGTAAAACAGCTTACTATAATCCAATGGAAAAATCTATTACATTGTATACAATGGATAGACATCCAAAAGATGTTTTACGTTCATTTTCTCACGAAATGGTCCATCATGAACAAAATTTGGATAATCGTTTAAATAATATTAACACAACCAATACAAACGAAGACGGAGATTTACCTGAAATTGAAAGAGAAGCTTACGAAAAAGGAAATATGATGTTGCGTAATTGGGAAGACACAATTAAAAATGTATAAATTAACAGATTTGTATAAACAAATTAAAGAAGAAGAGACACAGTCTGCCCCGCAATATAAGATTTATTGCGATATGGACGGTGTATTAGTGGATTTTGACAAAGGTTATAAAGCATTAACTGGAAAAGAAACCACTCATTCTGATGTTCAAGGTAAAAATGAATTTTGGGGTACTTTTAAACAAAGTCTTCTAGATAAAAAAATATCTGAAAAAGACTATTGGGCAAACTTGCAATGGATGCCTGATGGTCAAGAACTTTGGAATCATATTAAACAATACAACCCAACATTACTCTCAGCCCCATCAAGAGATCCTCAGTCTCGTTGGGGTAAACGTATTTGGGTAAAGAAAAATATTCCTGGAACACCATTAATTTTAGCAGCAGCTGAGGCAAAAAAGAATTATGCTAAAAAGAATGCAATACTTATTGACGATAGAGTTTCTAATATTAACGACTGGAATAATGCCGGTGGTATTGGAATTCTTCATACTTCAACAGCAACAACATTAGAAAAATTAAGTAAATATGGCCTTTAGAAGAGTAGTAATAAGCGGAGAAAAAGTACAAGATACAAAAACAGATCTTGATGGATTTTTCTCAAACAAAATATTCAAAACCAATTACCCAGGCCTTAAAACTAAAATGGTTGTATCACCTGTTAAAAAAGATACAATTGTAGTTGACATTAATGGTGATGGTGCTGATACAGTAGCTAAAAAAGTAAAAGATATTGGTATTAAACACAAAATGAAAGCAATCATTAAATTAGAAAAACCAATGTCCTCAGTAAATGAAACAAAATTAACAAATATCCTTAAAGATATATTGAAAAAATGAGTAAAGATTCAGTTTTAAAAAAAGAGTTCAAACATAGTGACGTACAACGTCTTCGTAATCTTGTTCAAGGCAAGTATGGAGAAAAAACTACTATGGGAACTGGTTATACAAAAGCAAAAGAATTCCATGATGAAGGAGACGTATGGGAAGAAGACGGACGTACATGGACTATTAAAAATGGAGTAAAACAAAATATTACAAAACTTGATAAGGCAAAAGAAGGTATTGTTTTACCTTTGTTTTGCCCTTCTTGTTCTAAAGCAACCAAACCTCATTTAGATAAAAAATGGTTTGTAATGTATGGTCATTGTTTTAATTGTCAAGTAGATTTCGAACACGAACTTCGTAAACAAGGCAAACTTCAAGAATTTGAAAATCAAGTAATTAATGACCATTTAGAAGGTACTATTAAAGATTTTGAAATTTGGTTTGATGAATTAATAAATGAAAAACAATCTTTTATCACTGAAGCTGGTGATGTAGAAAAATGGGATGGTTCTGGTAAAACACAGTTATTAAAATATAAAGAAGAAGCATTAGAATATTTAAAAAATCAAAAAAAGGAATGATGGAAATTACTATGTTTACCACTATTATTGTTGCTCTAATTACTGCGGTAATTGGTCCTTCTGTATTAGAATGGGTAAAAGCTAAACTTAAAAAACAAGAACTAGAAAACAAACCTAACCCAGTAGATGAAGCAATTCATTTAAATACTCTAGTTGATGAACAATTAGATTTTATAATGGAAGAATTAGGAGCTGATAGAGTATGGGTAGCCCAATTCCATAATGGAGGACATTTTTACCCAACAGGTAAATCTATTCAGAAATTTTCTATTTTTTATGAAAAAGTAGCTCCTGGAGCTGTTACTATCCAACACACATTCCAAAATGTTCCTTGCTCATTATTTCCAAAAGCACTTGCTCAACTTTATAAAGAAGGTGAATTATCTATTCCAACCTATGAGGGAGAAGATTATGACTTAACAGGTGTTTCTGCTCCTTATGGTACCAAATCATTTTATATGATTGCTTTAGATGATTTACATGATCATTTTATTGGTGTAATATCAATAGCTTATAATAGAGAACATAAATTATCCAAAGAAGAATGGATATTTATGAGACAGAAGGCAGGTGTTATTGGCACTTTACTTGATGAATATTTAAATACAAAAAAATGAAATTAAAATTAGGACCTTTAGAAAATAGTAGGACTTTTTATTCTCCAAAGGGTAACCAAACGGTTATTAGAGATACATTCATAAATCAAACACTTCCTCCACAACCAGAACCAGTTAAAGAAGCTGAACCTGAAGTTGAGGTTAAGATGAGTGAAGAACCAACATTGGAAATCTTAGCAGAAAAACCTGCTCCAAAAACCATATCAAAGAAAAATGAAAGACCTACAGAAAATTAAAGAATTTTTTTCTAAATCATTAGAAGAAAATCAACCTCAATTTAAAAAAGGTGATAAAGTAACCTATCTAGGACACCCAGCTGAAATTACAGCTGTTAATAAGGAAATGACAGGTGAAATTACTTATAGTGTAGCTTATGATAAAGGACAAGGTCGAACTAAAGCATCAAATATTAATCTTAAAAGCGGTGCTATTAAACCTATAAACGAAGGTAACTTCAATGCTGAGGATTTTAAACCTTATGTTGTTAAAGATAGAAACAATCCTAACTTTTTAAGAGTATTCATCCAATACCCAGCAGGAACAGGTTTTACAACTGCATTGGGTCAAAGAACAATGACAGGTCAAGACCGAGAATACGGTGCTGCTAAAGCAATGAAAATTGGTCAAGCAGTAGCTGCTAAATTAGAATCAAAATATAATATTGAAGACATAGAAGTATCAGATAATGAAGATGGAAAAGTAATAGTATTTGCTGTATCCGATGATTTTATTAAAATGAATACTCCTTCAATTGATGAAGCCAAAGATCCGGATCATTTAGAAAAAGTTAGAAATATAGCACGTGCCTTACCTTATAGATATAATATCAAACCTAATATGGGTATGGTAAAAGTTACTTCTCGTTCAAAAGACGAATTAGTTGATCTTAAAACAGAATTAGCTAAAGCTAATTTATACTCAGAAATGAGACCAACACTTGCTGGTATGTTTGAATTAACAGTTCTTAATTCCCCAGTAAATGAAGCTAATGAAGTTGAATATAAAGTAGCAGGTCGTCCTGTAACAATCAACAAAAATAATACTGAAGATCAAACTAAATGGACTGTAACTTTTACTCAAAATAATAAAACAGTTCCTTATGCTGATGTATTAGCTAATATAACTCCAAAACCTGATTTAAAAGAAGCTAAAAAAGAAGACGCCGTTGATACAATTACAATGGATATTCCTTTATTCCTCCGTATGCTAGAATATTCAAGAGAAGATGCCTCTCAAGACATGGATTTACATGATGTTACCGAAAAGGCAAATAAATTAGGTAAAGAAAGAGGTATCTTATCTATGGATGATTACGAAGAAATTGTAGGTGCTGCTGAAGAAATTGATGAAGCAGAATTAACCGAAGCTTATGTTCCTTCAAACATTAAAGAATTTGCAAAAAGAAAAGGTGTATCTTCTTTAGTAAATAAAGTAGCAGGTTGGGCTGAAAAAGTAGGTGCTAGAATTACTGGTGGAACAGCTATTGGATATAATTATAATACACTTGTATTAGATATGGGTTATCAAACAGCTGATATTTACATAAATACTGAAGATGAAACCATTGAATTATATGGTGAAGAAGTAAATAACTTTCCCGAATTTAAACGTGTGTTTATGGATAAAGTAACTCAAGATCAAATAGATCATGATGAAGATACTTTACGTCGCGAACGAGGTTTAGAAGAAGGAATGGGTGGTGAATTAGACGAACCATTCTTTATCCGAGTTTCAGTTCGTGATGCTCGTAAAGCAATGGATATGTTTGATGACATGTATAGAAATTCAAATATTAAAACATACGGCTCCGATGTATATGCAGCTGATACTCCTGAAGATATTTATGATTTCTTTTATGATTTAAATTCTAGTGGTATCGAAATATTAGATGCTAATGTTGAAGATGATGATAATTTCTATGATTCTGAATATGAAAAAACTTTAAAAGAAACTATTAAGTTTATTAAAGAAAATAATCCCAAAGCCACCTCAGAAGAAGTAATTTCTGAACTTAAAGAAATTAAAAGATTAGGTGAGCAATTAAATGAAGAACTTTGCGAAAAAGGTAAAAGATATATTAAAGCAAGACAAGCAGCTGGTGAAAAATCATCAGCTTATCTCTCAGGTCGTGGTGTTAAAGTATGTAAAGGTTCAATTGAATGGCCTAAAAAAGGAAAAAAGAAATAATTATGTTTAATTTCAAACAATATCTTAAAGAAGGTAAACTATACGAAGCTGCTATGGCTTGTCCCCTTCCTACTCAAGATTTAGAACTTAACACCAGAAATAGAGACTCAGCTATTAAAGCTGATTATATCAAATACGGTCCTTTAAATGTTGATGAACCTGGAGATTTTTGGGATGAATTAGCAGAACATTGGGATACAACAGTTGAAGCTGCTAAACAATCTTTATGTGCTAATTGTGCAGCATTTGATATTTCTCCAAGAATGGAAGATTGTATGCCTGGCCCATTATCAGATGATGATGGTAGATTAGGATATTGTTGGATGCATAGTTTCAAATGCCACTCAGCTCGTACTTGTAGAACATGGGCTAAAGGAGGTCCTATAGTTAAAGATACTATATCTTATGAGTGGCAAGAACGTAAAGGAGAAGAATAATGACACGAAAAAAACTACAAGAAATTATTAACGAATCATTACGTGACTGGTTTAAAAAAGAAGACTGGGTGCGTATTGATACTCAAGGTAATATTACTGGTCCTTGTGGTACTATGAAAAAAGAAGGTGGAGCTACAACTCGTTGTTTACCTCGTAAAAAAGCTCAATCATTATCTAAAAAAGAACGTGCTGCTACTTCAAGAAAAAAAGCTGCTGGTTCTCGTAAGGGAAAACAATTCATAAAAAACACAGAAAAAGCAGAATATAAAAAAGGTACATATCACAAAAAGTGACATATTTATAACATATACTCAAAAAATGGCAAAATTCGACTTTAAAAAAGCTATATTAGAAAATAAAGCAACATTCCATTCTTCATTAAATGAAGATAAAGGATTAACCCCTTTTCAACAAGAAATTTTCGAAGAAGAAATTAGTGAAGAAGTAGAATTACCTGCTCTTGAATTAGATCAAGTTCAAAATATTGCTCAACAAGTAGCAGATGAATTTACTAAATACGAAAACGAATTAGATCTTAAATTTTCCATCACCCCAGATTCAGTTGAAGCTAGTCCTAAAGGAGCTGGTTTTGATTTAGATATTGCTGCTGGTCCTAACACACCAGGTGATGACTGGAAAGATGAAAATGGATTTAGTATTGACAATTATTTAGGTAAATTTGCCGGTGGTTCTTATATCATCAAATCAGAAGGTGATAAACATAAAATTTATAATGCTGCTACAGGAAATTCATATGTTGGATATGTTACTCCTCAAGGTGAAGTAGTATTCGAATATGAAAAATCAATGAACGAAGCTGAAGAAGCTCCAAAATCAAATAAAATGAAAAAATCAGAATTAAAAGAACTTATCAAGTCTTCAATCATGAACGAAACGTATCTTGATATTGACAATATGGAAGATGCCCCGGAATCAGAAGTTGATTTCTTAGCAGAAATTGATGCTATTTTGGCTGAAGCTGAAGGTGATGAAGAAGAAGTAGCTGTAGACGATACTGAAGTAGCAGTTGATGGTGAAGAAAATATCGATGTTGATACAACAGCTGAAGTTGATCCTAATGTAAAAGCAGTACAAGATGCTTTAACACAAGCACAAGCAGCTGCTCAAAAATTAGGTGATAAAAAATTAACAGATCAAATTGGTAATACAATTACATTCTTTACTCGTGCACACGTAGTTGATAAGGGTGCTGTAGCTGAAGGTGAAGATAAAGAACTTGAAGAAGGTGTATGGTCATTCCTTCCAGCTCGTGTTCCTGAATTCGTTAAAGCTGTAGAAGATCTTAAAGATGAATATCATGGAGTTGTAGGTGATGATGATATTTTTGATCATTTAGATGGTGCTATTAGACGTGCTGAAGAATTAAAAGCTGTTTATAGTAAAGATGAAATGGAAGAAGGTAAAAAAGAATACTATAAAGATGCTGAAGCTGATGATGCTGAACACATTAAAGCTTTAGAAAAAGATATGAAAGATGATAAAGAATCATCAATGAAAATAAAAGAAGTCGTTTTCCCAATGTGGCAACGCATAAGTAAATAATCTATAAATAATAAAAACTATGAACACAATTGAAATTTTTGAAAAAATTGAAGCACTTTATGAAACATTTAAAGCAGAACATGCTGGAAAATCAAAAGCTGCTCATGGTCGCGCTCGCAAAGCATTAGGTGAAATCAAGAAATTGGTTACCGAATACAGAAAAGCGTCAATCGATGAAGACAAAAAGTAATATAACTGAAAAGAAGCTTACAAAAGCCGAATTAGAAGCAAGAGAAAAAGTAATTAAGGACTTGAAGAAAAACAAGTCCGCTCTTGTCAAACGCTATGGCAAAGATGCTGAAGCTGTTATGTACGGACGTGCAACAAATATAGCTAAAAAAATGGCAGAATCAGAAAATAAAAACCGCATCAAAGAACTTGTTAGAAAATCTTTAATGCAAGAAATGGATATCGAAGTAGGTGCAGACCGCTACGAAGCAGAACAAGATTTATCTCAAGCATCTGCTATGATGGATGAATTAGAATCTCTTTTAAAAGGATTCGATTGGTATTATTACATGTCTGATGATCCTAGAGTCTATAGAACTTGGGGTGCTGTTGATACCAAAATTGGTGATTTAGTTAGAAAACTAAAAGATATGGGCTATGGTGAAGACGCTAAAGATCTCTACAACCAATATGCCCCAGATGGTGATATTAGCATGAAAATGAAAGAAGGTAAAAAAGAAGATGTTGACGGCGACGGAGACATCGATTCTAAAGATTATTTAGCTAAACGTGATGCTGCTATTAAAAAAGCAAAAGGTGAACTTAAAGAAGATTGGGGTGGCTCAGACCAATACGCAATGAACCAATCAATCCATAAAGATTTAGGTGAACCTACAGAATTTCCTGGTTTAGGTAAAGTTATGGATGCTGCTGAAAGTGCAGTTGACTTTTATTGGGATGAATGGCCTGAATATAAAACTGACAGAAATGGTTTAATAATGAAAGCCGCTCGAATGTATTCAAACAGAATGTTCCCTGAATTCATGGATAATATGAGAAAAATGTTTAGTGAAAATCTAAATGAAGACATTGACTTAGGCCACGAAGACAACGAACCACATATGATTAAAGCTGAATTATATCGTGTTGGAAAATATGCTATGGAGCTTTACTCAATGGTAGAAGAGTTTGAAGAAATGGGTGGTGAAGTTGATTTCCCAGCTTGGTGGCAATCAAAAATTACTACAGCTATGAACAATATGGTTTCAGCTAAACATTATCTTGATTTTGAAATCAAAGAACCAGCTATTGATGCTGCTGTAGATGCTTTAACAGGTGAAGAACCTCATGAAGGTGAACCTGAACCTCCAATGATGGAAGGTGAAATTAGTGCTGAAGAAAAATTAGCCGGTAAAATTGCTAAAGCTCTTAAAGATAAAGCTAACAAAGATACTTCTGATCAAAGTAACCTTAAACAAGCTAGAACCGCTTTAAATAAAGGTAATATAGAAGCTGCTAAAAAAATAGCAAAACCTTATATAGCTGAAAAATTAGCTAAGCAATTAAAATCTAAATAATGAAAAAAAGCGAATTAAGAGATAAGATTAAAGCCCTTGTACAAAAAACGTACAAAGCTAAGACCATCGATTTAGATAAAGGTGGTGAAGTTACTCTTGACGCTGAAAAATTTCCGGTTTTAACTAAATTCCCAAAACTTAAAGAAGTAATCATAGATTTATTAACAGATCAATATGAGGTCTTCATGACAGGTATAGAGTGGGTAGCACCACGACCAACAACTTTCCGAATTATTCTTGGTAATGATGAAAATTTTATGTTGATTTATACTGAGAGAAGTTGGATTGCTCAGGTTGAAGGTAAAAAGTATTATTTGTTAAACCTAGGGGAAGAAGAGCAAGCTGCCCAAGCAATTTCACGAATTTTAGCATATGGCCAAAAAACAGAAACCTCAGCAGAAGGCAGCACCGATTCAGCCCCCGCCGAAGAAACAGGGGAAGAAGAAGTAACAGCATCAGCTGAAGAAGAAACAACAGCTTAACTATGAATGTATTCGACAAATTTTTAAATAAATTTGCTTACAAATTTGAAAAAGGATATCCTGACATGAATAATGATCAGGATGTTCTTTTCTTTCACTCATTATTAGAATCTTTAGATATTGAATTATATCAAACTATTCTTATAAATGAAGCAGCAGAAGATATAAAAAATGAACTAATTGATGCAGGATATGCACCCGAAGATATTATCATAAAAAGTAGTAAACAAATTCGTTTATTAACTAAAGGAAATGAACGTAAATCTACAATGGATAAATTGTTAAAAGATTTAGAAGGTTCACGTTATGATATGAATTTTAAAGGTTCATCACTTGGTGCTATTATAGCAGATGATGGAACGGCCGTCATTGTTAAACCAAAAGAAAGACAAGGTGGTTTATCTGCTGGTTTGGATAATGAACAAATGCTTGTAGATAGTATTAACCAATATGCTGAAAATGGTCCTATTAATATTGTTTTTAGAGGCGATAATAAATCTATGATTTACAATAAAGTAGCTTCAGCAAAAGGAGTAGGAACCGATACAGCAGGTGGTAAAAAAGCAGATGTACAGCTTTTAGGAGAAGAAGGTAATGTTATTGCTAATATTTCACTTAAAAAAGCAAATGCTGAAATGTGGGAAAGTGCTGATAGACGATATAAACAACTAATGCTCAAATTATCTAAAAAACTTTTAGATAGCCCATTTCCTAATGTAGCATTAAGAGAAACAGATAAAAAAGATATATATCGTTTATATAATCCCCAAACAAATACTGATTTAGGTGGTTTAGTAATTACTGATCTTCCGGATAATGAAAATGAATCTATTATTTTTGGTACAGATAATCCAAAAACAGTAGTTATAAAACATACATTTACCCCTGATGATTTTACATTTACTAGAAACACCCTTAATATAAAATCAGGTACCATATTCTCAGAATTATCTGATGTTGAAGGTACTCAATATGAACCAATATTAGTTATTCGTCATGATGTGACTCGTACTGCAACTAATGGTTTACGTCCTATTGTTTATAATGCTTCACACGCTTATAAAGATGGTAAACTTGCTGGTGGTCGAACTGAGTTAACTTATGATGAAGCTATAAAATAATATATTTATAACATATGTGTAGCTGCGGATGTAATACTTGTGATACCAAAAAACCTGCGCTTATGCTTAATGAAAGTGTAGCGCCACGTGAGATATTGTCTGAGGGGTTAAAATACCATATAGACAATAAAAAACCGCTTACAGAACACGTATATCGTGCGGGTTCATCAAATTATTTTAATTTATGGGCTGAAGCCAGAGCATTATATTCTCGTGGTATTATTGAAATAACTAATGAAGATGATTTAGGAATCTTATTAGAAACAGATTTAGGTGAATTTGCTTTATATGAAAATCAAAAAGTTCCTTTAGATTTTATTTTTGAAGAAATCGAAGAGGAATTAGACGAAGCTAAAGCAAAACCTAAAAAGAAAGACCCACCAATTGGAAAACCAAAACGTGGTGGTTCTAAAAAGTTTTATGTTTATGTTCGTGACCCTAAAACTAAACGTATTAAAAAAGTATCATTTGGTCAAGCAGGAATGTCTGCTAAAATTAATAACTCAAAAGCAAGAGCAGCTTTTTCTAAAAGACATAACTGTCCTGCTAAAACTGATAAAACAAAAGCATCTTATTGGAGTTGCCGTTTACCAAGATATGCTAAACTATTAGGATTAAAATCAAACTTCAGTGGATTCTGGTAAACCATATATTGATATAGAAGTTACTGATAATTATATTATTCGTGAATTTAATGAAAATATAGATCCAATAGAACTTTTATGGCATCGTGATAATGAAAATAGAACAATTGAAATAATTGGTGAAACAGATTGGAAAGTTCAATTAGATAATCAATTACCGACTTCTATGAATGATCCAATATTTATACAAAGACATGAATGGCATAGAGTCATTAAAGGAACAGGAACATTAAAATTAAAAATACACAAATCGTGAAGCAAGCAGATACATTTGATTTAAGAAAATTTTTAACCGAAGGTAAGTTAGAAAAAAATTTACAAGAGGTTGATATTGATTTAGATGATAAAGAACAAGCAGTAGTTGATGATGTAAAAGATGAAATGTCTTCTATATTAAAAACTATGGATACTGAATTAGAAAAAGCTTCTAAAACAACAAACGAAGGTTTATTAACAGTAGCAAGTATTGCTATTGCACTACCAGCTATTATGGGGTTAGTTGCTAAGTTTGGTAAAGCAGCTGGTGCCATGGTTAACAAAGTATTAGGTAAAAAACCAACAGATCAAGATGCTTATAATCAATGGATGACTAAATTGGGTCATATAGCAGATGAGTTACATCATTTGTATATGGCACCTTTAGAAGCTATTGTTAAGAAATTTGTTAAAGATCCTGCTAAAGCTAAAAAAATATCTAGTGGTATTTTCCATGTAATAGTAGCTACTTTTTTAATAGCATCAGGAGCAACCGCAATAAAAGCTTTACAAGCTAAAAATGTATCTTTAGCTACTTTAGAAGGAGCTTTAAGTGCAGTTAAAGGAGGTGAAATCAAGCAATTTATTTCAGGTTTATTTGAAGCTTAATATTTATAATAAATTAATATCATAAAACATGCCATTTTCATTTTGGAACGAAACATCCCAAATAACAGGAACCGGAACTCTTACTCCTACAGGACCATGGCCTGGTGGTTCAGGTTTTGTTCTTACTGCTATAGATAATACTAATCTTAGCTCAGTAAGTGCTAATGATCGAGCTAAATCTAAAAATTTTACTTCAAACCCATCAGCTGGGAATTGTTTAATAATAACCCCTGGTCCTGAAGACGGAATAATTAGAGTCTATGCTTTTACTACTACTTCTGTATTAACTAATTTATGGCAAGTACCAACACCAATTGGTCCTTTAGTCCCTATAGGTACTACTTTTAATACTATAAATGAGGTTGTGGGTACTTGTACCAATGAAGGATGTATTTATTTCGATCAAAATGGTCCAGATGTAACTCCTTAATTTATAGACGGATTCATAGCCCGTCGTCTTTAATAAAAATTTTGACAGCTGTGGCGTCACCAAATTTGGAGACGCCACTTTTTTTATGTATATTTAATAGTTAAACATTTGATAATAATATGAAGAGAATAATAATTGTTGGAGCAGGAGTAGCAGGTGTAAATGCCGCAACCAAACTTGTTGATAATGGTTATCCTGGGGAATTAATCACAATAATTGATATGGGAAAAGACCCATACCAACGTAAACCTGAAGAAGTAATGACAGGTTTCCTTGGTGCTGGAGGTTGGTCTGATGGTAAACTGACTTACCACACAGCAATTGGAGGACAATTGTCTAAATATTGTGGTGAGGAAAAAGCAATGGAATTGATGGATCAAGTCATTACCAATTTCAAACGTTTTCACCCTAAACCTGAAGAAGTACAATGTTCAAATCCTGTTGAGGAACCTGAATTTATTAAACCATATTTCGGTTTACGTTTATTCCCAGTATGGCACGTAGGTACAGATTATCTATCTGAAATTGCTAAAAATTGGTACGATTATTTAGTGTCTAAAGGTGTAAACTTTATGTGGGAAACTAAAGTTGTTGATGTAGAATTTGATGATTATACTGTTTATTATAAATCCCCTTTAACTGAAAAAGATGATGTTGATTCTAAATATTATGATGAACTTATTTTTGGTGTAGGCAAATCAGGTATTGACTTTGCTCAACACCTAGCAAATCAATATGAATTACCAGATGAACCTAAATCAGTACAGATTGGTGTTCGATTTGAGGCACCACAAGAACACTTCCAAAAACTAATCGATATTTCATATGACTTTAAGTTATATAGAAAATTTGATGATGAAGGAGTATCATTACGTTCATTCTGTACAAACAATAATGCGGCTTATGTTGCTGTAGAAGAAACATATGGAGATCACAGTTACAATGGTCACGCTAAAAAAGACGAAGCATATAGAAACAACATGACTAACTTTGGTATCTTGATGGAAATCAATGGTATTGAAGATCCATTTACTTGGTCACGTGAAGTTGTAAATAAATTACAGGCAAATGGAACTGGTTTATATTATAGTCCATCTCGTAAACCATCAACAACATCTGAAGGTAATGATGTAACTTCAACTCAAATTAGTTTAGATACATTAGCTCACGTTGTAGAACCTGCAATGGGTGGTTATTTCAAATATGTGATGGATTTTATCATGGATATGAAAAAAGTATTCCCAACATTAGGTGATGATTGGGGTATGTATATTCCTGAAGTAAAATATCTATCACCTGAGGTAAAAGTAGATTATAAAAATCTAGCATTAGTAGATTACCCAAATGTACACTTTGTAGGTGATGCTTTATCAGCACGTGGTATCACAGTATCAGGAGCACAAGCAATTTATGTTGCTGAATCTGTGCTTGGAGAATACAAAGACCATGTGTATCGTTACGATCAAGGAACCGGAGATTTATTTTAATATGGAACAAAAATCAAACCACAAGTACACACCATCTAAAAAGCTTACAAAAGCTGATGGTACAATCGCGTATGTTTTCGACAACAAACTTCATAACTGGGATGGACCAGCATTAATTCCTGAAGGTGAAAATCGTAAACGTGAATATTACCTTAATGGTATTAAAAAAACAGAAGAAGAGTGGAAACAAGCTCGTAAAGAAAGAGAAGGATTACCTTGGTATAAAAATCCTGGAT